TTAAAAATCATCATCTAATACCTTACTTGCTTCCTCGTCCATGCTGGGCAGGTAGTTAAAATATATGTTCAATGTCGTTACAATAGATGTGTGTCCTAAACGCCTACTAACAACTTTAGCGTTCACACCATGCCTTAAAAGTTGTGTTGCATGATAGTGTCTGATGTCATGGAATGTGAATCCTTTAGGAAGTTTAGCGACCTTCCAGAGCTTCTTAATGGCCTTATCAAACTCGTAGCGACTCAAAGGAAAGACATACTCATTGCCATGTGTGTCTAAGCCTGATAGGTACGCTAGGGCCTTGTCAGATACGTGTATGGTTCTATATGACGCTTGTGTCTTTAGTGGCACATCTGCACCGAATCGGTCTTTCTGATTATTGATGGTGATTGTCTTTGTGTCCGCATCAACCATAGACCATTTAAGACCTAATAGTTCTCCTTTACGCAATCCTGTAACAGAATCAAAATAGATCATTACAAATAATAGATGAGATATTTTGTCTGCTTCTATCAGGAGTCTTTTAAATTCTTCTGGTGTTGGTAGAGTTAATAGGGACGCTTTAGGTGGTGTCTTCTTTATCGGTATCACAGCTTCCTTTACAGGGTTGATAGACATATACCTTTTCTTAACAGCGTATTTGAACATCATAGACACAATAGTTTTCTTGCGTAGCACAGAACTGGCTTTTTGTGTCTTCAGTACCTTTCGGAAATATTGCTCCATCATGTCTGGTGATATGTCCTTTATATATATGTCTCCAAACACATTTAGCAGGTCTGTCATATGAGACCTATAGTTCATATAAGACGTTTCTGTTATTTCCTGTTCCTTGAAAGACATAAATTCCTGTATGACCTCTTTTAACCTCTTATCTGGTTGGATGTCTGTATTACCTATCCCATACTCTACTCTTAGCTTCGTTATGGCTTCTAATACTTCTGTTCGTGTCTTTCTGGTAATGCTCTTTCTTTTTTGTCTCCCATCAATGCCCTTACCAATGGTGATTGTTGCCTTGTAGTTCCCATTTGGTAATTTGATTATAGACCCTTCTCCTTTTGGTCTTCTCTTTTGTGTCTTCATCGTTTCTCATCGCTCCTTATTGGACTTTAAAAATTGTAAAAAATCTGTCTGTCCTTACCGTACGTCTTGCCACTTACATTGTCCCCCATAGGCCCTTTTTGCGCCTGATTTGATACTTTTCACATCATAACGACAATTTTTATATCACATCGTACTCGGTATGATCCATGCAAGTCGCAAGGAACACAACGAAATTGTAACGGCCATTACAACACCTGCTATTACATATAATAAGATTCAGAAAAGCACTATCAAGCCATCATTGAACCGCATCAGTGCTTATCAAGTACTTATATTGTATCATAGATATTGTCTAGTTTGTATTATATTTTTTAGATAGTTGACCCAGTCTACTATTTTTTCGATATATGAATAGTTGTTCATATGTTATGGTTCGTATGGGTTCGCATAGCACTGTATAGAGTATAATTGATTCTATGCAGTGCTTTTTTTGTACATATGAATAGATGTTCATATATCGTTGTGATATACGTGATTTGTCATCTGTTTATATCTCGTACAACACCTCTTAAGCCCGCATCAACTCGCATACATCGCATAGTATCTCATAGACTCTCATAGTATCTCATAACATCGCATACTGCTTGTTATCGCCCTTATCGCACGATAAAGAAGACACAAGTGCAGAGGTGTAGTATAATAATTGTAATGGCCGTTACAATTTTAAAAGGAGTGAAAGAGTATGAGTAATTATATCATGTATGGAATTATTATCTTTTTAATTATCATCATAGGACTACTGTACTATAAAATAAAAGTACTAGAAAGACAAATAATAGCACTTGTTATAGCGGGAACACTAGGACTTATAATAATGGAAAGAACCTTATCATATGATACGGTTAAAGAAATTGTAAAATATATGCTACATCTTTCAAATATAGATTCATCAGACAGAACTTTAAAAGGGGTAGTAGATAGTTATAATAACTTGAAAGAGACAGCAGTTAATATAAAACATGTATTCAAAATAAATTAATAGAAAAGCACTATATATACTCCTCCTGGAAAATATATAGTGCTTTTTTATGTCTATTATTCATTGTCTTGTATGTATCTTTCTATTAGCTGTCTTATAACTTTCGCTTGTGTTTGCGCTTTACGCTCTACAATAGATTTAAACTTATCTCTAATTTCTTTCGGTACTCTAACTTGTATCATAACGTCCTTATGCATATCCTCCATACTTGTCACCTCTTTTGTCTATCTTATGATATACATAAATTGTAGCATAAAATATGAATATTGTCTATGAACATGCTATTTTGTGTCTTTTCAAAAATTATTTTATAAAAAGTGTTGACTTTTTGTATATCCAGTGATATACTCTAAACATCAAAAGGAACACGAAAACAAAAGATGTTCCGATATATTTTTTAATTATTATGTATATCCAGTGATATACAGAAAAAAGAAAATTGTAATGGCCATTACAAAAAATGGTCGGAAAGGTAGGTACATGTATGGATCAGATGAAGCACACTATGACAGACAAAACATTAGCTTACAAACTCTTTAATCAGGGGCGCTTGTTGACAACAACAGGCAACTGGCACTTTGAAGTAGACGAATTAGACGGACGGACTCTAGAAGAAGCAAGAGTCATTTTGCTTGACGAATACGGTTATTGGATTGCCGACATAGAAATAGAAAATGGAGACCTTGACATTATGTTTTATTTGAAGGTATGCCCATATGCAGAGCAGGAAGAGGATGATAATGATGATGATTAAATGGGAAGATATCAATGGCTATGTGTACTTTTTATTGTTATGTCTCCTATGTAGCTTATGCGGCTACATTGACACGATAAAATTCTGATACAATAGAAAAGCGAACACATGTTCGGTAACTAGGCGGCAGGTGTTGAATATGGATTGTCTAGCACCTGCAAAATTTTTAGGCAAAATAGCGAACGTATGTTTGGCAATAGGAGAGCTAAAAGTTTGTAAGGTAACCTAACAAATTAATTGTGGCACGGATTGAATAAAATAGGAAAGGTGGCAGGTATATATGACTAAACTAAGAGGGACATTAAAAGAGCAATTAAAGTTAGAAGCTGAATATAAGACAATAGCAGAGACAATGTTAAAAAGTGCATATGAGAAAGCTAGAACAAATACAAGAGGGAGTGAAACAGCGATAGGAAGTAAACTATTACAGAATGCGTATGAAACATGTGCAAATAACATTCATGCTCTTCTGTTTCCTAATCAACAAAAAAGAGGTGTTGTACCTGTCTATAGCAAGGCAATAGCACAGTTAAAACAAATATATGAAGATGAACAATTTCTAACAAAAACATGTACGATTATAACAATTAGCAATATGATTAATTTTGCTTTATATAGTACTAAAGAAGCCTCTTTAACGACGCTAACTGAAAATATCGTATTAGTGTTGTGTACAGAAGCGCAAGCATATGCATATACAAAACAGGCAGACAAGCATAATAAAGCCTATTTTGATATAGGTCTTAATAAACGTGTAGGAGAGTATTATAAAGAGCAATTTGCAAATAAAGCATATAAGATACAACACTACACACCGCCTAAATTCGATATAGACGCTATGTATAAATTAAGTACAAAAATGATTGAAATGTGTATAGTAGGCTCAGGCTATTTTGAAATAGAATACAAAGATTATGTAAACAAAAAAGGGCAAACAAGCCGAATAAAGACATTAAAGGCTAATACGTGGCTTATTGAAACATGGACTAAAAATATAGAATTGTTAGCATTGAATAAATCACGATTTTGTCCTTGCGTCATTCCACCGAAAAGGTGGACGAGTATAAAAGAGGGGGCATACTATGGCGATAATGCTAAGTATGTTCAGCTAGTCCGCGTTCGTATCAATCAAACAAACATATTTGTACAAAATTATATGAAACGATTAGAGCAAATAGATTTGTCTTATTTGTTCGCTGTTCTAAATTCATTACAAGAAACACCATTTGTCATAAATGAAAACATACTTAATGTTTGTCTTGATATTATGTCTAATCATGGTTCCCTCGGCGGATTACCTAGCACAGACGATTTACCAGAATTACCTAGACTAATTAATCCGACCCCAGAAGAACTGAAGAAGCATAAAGTTAAATTGACAGCAATGTACAAAAAAGATAGAGCTAGACAATCAAAACTTTTGAGGACTAACTGCACGCTAGCAGTCGCAAAAAAATACAGTCAGTACGAAAAAGTCTATTTTCCGTGGAACATGGATTACAGGGGACGCCTGTATCCTATGCCGACTGAAATCAATCCTCAGGGTGATGATTTACAAAAAGCTCTGTTACTATTTGCAGAGCCAGAACCACTTACAGACAATGAGTGTCTAAAATGGTTCTACATAGCTGGTGCAGGATTTGCAGGACTTGACAAAAAACCATTTCAGGAGCGTATAAACTGGATTTTAGAACATGAAAATCAGATTATATCAAGTGCGAAATCGCCCCTAGAATTTACGTGGTGGAATGAAGTTGCAGGAGATGAAAGCCCGCTCTGCTTTTTGTCTTTCTGCTTTGAATTTAAGCGACTCAGAGAGTATCAAGCGGATCATGAAGGGTCTGCTATCGGTTTTAAAACGGGATTGCATATTTCTTTTGATGGCACTTGCTCAGGTCTCCAGCATTTTTCGATGCTCTTAGCGGATGAAATAGGAGGTAGGGCAGTCAATCTTGTACCCGATGAAACAGTACATGACATTTATCAAGTTGTTGCCGATAAAGTCAATGTTGTCTTGAAAAAAGATGTTGTCTCAGGGACAGAAGATACGTATAAGCTGGATAAAAAGACAGGAGAAGTATTGACAGATTCAGAAGGGAACAAAAAGATACAGTATGGTACAAAAGAATTAGCGACTCAATGGATGATGTACGGGAAAGAAAAGTTTGGGTCGGATGGGATAAAGAGAAAAGTTTGCAAGCGGTCTGTCATGACTCTTGCATATGGCAGTGGGCGATATGGTTTTGCAGAAAATCTAAAGAGCGACATAATCAAGCCTTGGCAGGATGAACACGAAGACAATCCAATTTTCCTAGACAAGGCACAGGCCGCAACATACATGGCAGGTCTTATATGGGATGCAGTATCTACTACGGTTGTAAAGGCCGTAGAGGGCATGAAATGGCTACAAAGCATAGCGCAACAGATAGGAAAGAATGGAGAAGCTGTTGCATGGGTGACACCAAACGGATTGCCCATCCAACAAAATAAATTTGTTATGAAAACAGAAATATTTAAATTACGTTTTTTAGGAAGCATAATGAGGTTTTACAGACAAACAGAAACAGGTGATATTGATGTCAGAGCGCAGGCACAGGCCATAGCACCTAATTTTATCCATAGTTTGGATGCATGCCATATGCAGAAAGTCATTATGAATCAGCATAACAAAGGCAACAAAAACTTTTTTATGATTCATGATTCCTTTGGCACTGATTTATACCATGCAAACGATTTGTTTACCAGCATAAGAAGTGAACTTGTCAATATGTATGAAGGAAAAAATTTACTCGAAGAGTGGTTAAAAGATATAGAATATCTATTACCAGAAAAGACAAAAATAAAGCCAATACCAACAAAAGGGATGCTAGATATCAAACAAATAAGGGAAAGTAAGTACTGCTTTGCATAACTAACATTTTATTAGGTATCCTAACAAATTAATTGTGGCACGGATTGAAGAAAGAAAAGAACTTATAAGATACTAAAAGTAACTATAAAATCTTATAAGTTCTTTTTAATTATTATTTATGATTATCTATAATCTATCATTTATAGAATAATAACTAATTTTTTGTCTTTCAATATAACTAACATTTTATTAGGTGTCCTAACAAATTAATTGTGGCACGGATTGAAGAAAGAAAACGTTTTCTTCACTATATTTATTTATCAAAGGGAGAGATAACAATGAGACAAAAACTATGTCTTAAATACAAACGTTTAACACCTATAGCAAAAGCACCTTATAAGGCTTCTGATGGGGCCGCTTGTATTGATTTGTTTGTGTCTAAAACAGAAACAATCTATCCGCAACGAGGACAGGAAAAGGCGTATCTGATCCATACAGGTATTGCTTTAGATATTCCTAAAGGATACCATGCAGAAATTTATTTAAGGTCTTCAACAGGGAGAGACACAAAATTCAGATTGGCTAATGGTACTGGTATTGTAGATAATGATTACACAGGTGAAATTATGCTTCTTGTAGAAAACATTGGCCCTTACGTTGTACGAATAAATGAAGGAGACCGCATTGCACAATTAATGCTTGTAAAGGATGTTGTCTTTGATTTGGAAGAAGTTGAAGAAATTACAAAAGAGACAAAACGAGGAGGCAATGGGTTTGGAAGCACTGGAAGGAACTAAGAAGCAGAATAAAAACAAACAGTTTATCGAAGTAACTAAAGGATATCTAAATTTTATTGTGTCTGAAGCCATACACAGGAAGGAAAATAAAATGCAAAAAGAACAGATTGAAAACAAAGAGATTATCGAATTAACTAAAGGCTACTCGGCTATTATTGATGCTGAAGATTACGATAAAGTTAAAAATTACCACTATTTTGCGGTAGATTCACAAGGTGGACGATGGGTATATGCGTGCAGGAAAGAAAAGGGTAAGCGTGTATGGTTAGCTTATGATGTACTCGGTTTGTCTCGTGATGAAGTCACAAAAGCTGGATTGGCCATCACATACAAAGATGGAAATAGTTTAAATTGTTCAAAAGAAAATCTTAAAGTATCCACCAGAAGTGAAATTACAACAGCCGCTTTCAATAAGTGTTCTTATCACGATGCTCATTATAAAGAGTGTATCCTAGAACCTATCTTAGTCATGCAGGATATGTTTACAAAGGAAGAACTCATTGGATTCCTAAAAGGTAACATTTTGAAATATAGATTACGTATGGGACACAAAGATACCGTGCAGAAAGAGATGGACAAAATTAAACGGTATGAAGACTGGTTGTCTATGGTACAGGCTGGTAAACGGATAGAATTGTAATGGCCATTACAATTTGAGAATAACTGAGAATTAATTGTGGCACGGATTGAAGAAAGAAAACGCAAAAAGGGAGATGGTATCTATTAGTAAGACTGACAAAAAGCAGAATCACATGCGTAGGTCTTCTTTAGACTACGCAAAGAAGCTTGTTAATTTTTTACGGTTCAGAGAGTATGACAAAGATGTATGTGTCTTGCTGGGTGTGATTGCAAAAACATCTATGAAGAAACACTCATATCTTGATGATGAAATTAGAGTCGCTATTACCTCTTTGACACTGAATGAACCATATGCGGCTGTATTGATCGCTGAAGCCGATGGATTTATTAACGAATTTTAAAAGGGAGAGATTACACAATGACAAAACACAGTGATGGAAAAATTAAAGGACAGGCATTATGGTGCCATGTCGTAGAACCAGAAACATTTAAGGGGAAGAGTACAAATAAATTGACAGTAACGCTGATGCCATCGGTGGAAGACCTGAAGACAATCATGGAAGAAGCCCGCACTGTCTTTGAAGAATTTAAAGAAAAGAATCAGAAACGAATGGTTGGTGAACCTAATTTTGGTTCATACCGTGAAGATGATAATGGTGATGCCACGATTAAATTCGTCACGAATGCAGTAATTACAACAAAAGCAGGTAAGACACTAGAAAAGGAAGTACCCGTGTTTGATGGTCATGGAAAACCTGTATCTACTAAAATTAAAACTACCATCGGGAATGGTAGCGAAGTGATTGTAGCGTATCAGTTATTCCCCTATTGGAACACATCGAAGAATTTTGGTGTGTCTTTCCGATTAGATGCCCTTCAGTTGTTAAAGTACATCCCATATGGCGCAGGAGCAGATGCAAGTGCTTTTGGATTTACGGAGCATGAAGGCACTTTTGATAGTGCTACAGTTGCGGATGAAGATGAAGAAGGGACAGAACAGACAGCATGCGATGCGGATGTACCCTTCCCCGACGATGAAGATTTTTAAAGTGTGGTGATGAGACCTGAACAGGAGCTATTTTAATGGGGGTGTGTTTACATATAAACGACCACAGAAAAGAAGCAAATTTGAAGACAGCATAAGTGTACAGTTGAGAGAGTTCAAGCAGAAAGAATCATACGAGGACTTCTATATTGAATATACAAAACCAGCAACAAAGCATAAGTACACACCGGATTTTGTCTTGCCAAATGGCATTATCATTGAGGCAAAGGGGATTTTTGAGCGAGAGGATAGACAAAAACATCTGCTGATTAAAGAGCAGTATCCAGAACTAGATATTCGTTTTGTCTTTCAGAATCCGAAGATGAAGCTCTATAAGGGAAGTAAAACTACCTATGAAGACTGGGCGAACAAATATGGATTTAAGTTCTCCAGACGAGTCATTCCTGCCTCGTGGTTCAGCGAATCTAAAAAGAGCATGAAAGGTCTCATCCCGAAAAAGAAGAGGTGAGATTGTATGAATTTAAAATACAAAGAAAGAGAGGACACGAACATGATTAGAGTACTATTTGAACCAAAGAATATGTCTATTAAAGACATTTACAAGAAGCAACGGAGAGAGGGATTGTTTAATATCGGATACCATTTCATTATTTTACCCAATGGCGAGGTTGCAGAGGGTGTCCCTTTTTATGCGTATGCTGATTACCGCCTTAGTCATGTTCGTGATTCTGTCTATTGTCTGCTGGTAGGTGTGGACAATAAAGACCATATCACAGATGGTCAGCGAAAAGCACTTCAGCAAGTACATGTATTGCATAAGCTACCTGTATTTTTCGGGGATAATGATAATGTCTGAGGTTGTGCAGGCCCATATCCCATGTCCATATTGTGGCAGTCATGATGCCGCTACTCTCTATGATGATGGTCATACATATTGTTTTAGCTGTCATCATACAGAATTTCCAGACAAAAAGGAGAACAGCGTGGTCATGAAGCAAAAAATAATAGAGCAAAATGATATAGAAATACGAGACTTGAAAGCACGAGGCATTACAGCAGAGACATGCAAACGCTATAAATATGGTGTGTCTCACACAGGCAATAATACCGTTCAGGTAGCACAGTATCTAACAGATGATGGCGTAGTCCAGTTTCAGAAGCTACGCACAAAAGACAAAAAATTTTATGTCTTGGGTAAAGCGACGGATATCTTTTTTGGGCAACACCTCTTTAATCATGGTAAGAAGCTGGTCATTACAGAAGGAGAAATTGATTGTCTTACTGTATCCCAGATGGGGGGCAATAAATGGCCTGTTGTTTCACTGCCTTTTGGTTGTGGTAGTGCTAAGAAAGTGTTCACTAAAAACCTTGAATGGCTTGAAGGGTTTGAAGAAGTCATTGTTATGTTTGATATGGACACTCAGGGCAGAAAGGCAGTAGAAGACGTACAGGGCATGTTGACCCCTCACAAAATGAAGATAGCAGACCTACCAGAAAAGGATGCGAATGCCTGTCTATTGGCTGGCAAAGGTGATGCTATCATTAATGCTATTTTTTCAGCTAAAGAGTATAGGCCGGATGGAATTATCAATGCCGCTGATATTGAAGATGCTTTTTTTGAGGATGATATAGAATCAAAATGTTATGATTATCCTTGGTGCAAGGGGTTGAACAACATGACACATGGCATCCGAAAAGGTGAACTTGTCATGCTTACAGCTGGTACTGGTATCGGGAAGTCAACAGCGGCTCGTGAGATTGCGTATAAACTCAAAGTACAGGATGGTCTGAAAATCGGCCTTGTATTCCTTGAAGAAAATCCTAAAAAGACAGTTCGTGAACTGTTGTCTATACATGTATCAAAGCCATTGTCATTGATGTGGGCTAAAATAGACAAAAAAGAGCTACGAAAAGCATATGAAGAATTATTTAGCGATAAGAATTTTGTCTTGTATGATCACTTTGGTTCTATCGAGAGTGGTAATTTGTTGTCCAGAATCCGCTATTTAGCGGTTGCAGAGCAGTGTGATTTTATCATCTTTGACCATATATCTATAGCCGTATCAGGTATGGATGAGGGCGGGGATGAGCGCAAGACCATAGACAAACTCATGACACAGTTAAGGTCTCTTGTGGAAGAAACAGGGGTTGGAATGATTGTCATTAGTCATCTGAAAAAGACCATGAATAAAGAAAACAGCTTTGAAGAAGGTGGCATTATATCCCTTGATGACTTGAGGGGGAGTGGGACGCTGAAGCAGTTACCAGATGAAGTATTAGCACTGGAGAGAAACCAACAAGCAACAGATGAAGAAGAACGCAATATGATAAAGATACGTGTGCTGAAAAATCGGTTTGCGGGTACGACAGGGTTAGCTGGATACCTGTATTGGAATAAAGACAAACATAGATTGATGGGAGATGAAGAAGCATGTCAGTTTTAGTCCCTCTTGTACGCAAGGGCATAACATTTAATGAAGTACCTGATAAGATGGCTGTATATTTTGAGCTGGGTGGGTGTGATGCTGGTTGTATTGGTTGTCACTCTCCAGAACTCAGTGAGGATGTACAGACCTTAACAAATAGTGATGATTTGATACGATGGGCTGTTGACCAAATAGACGCAGGAGCAAATGCCATTGTTGTCTTAGGTGGTACAACGTCCCGGCAAATCAGTGAAAAAGACCTGATAGAGCTTCTTCTCGATTTATCATGGATTGCTCCTGTTTGTCTTTATTCAGGTAGAGATACAGTAAAAAATGATATAGATGTTGCTGTAAAAGGTGGTTGTACATGGCTAAAGACAGGTTCGTATCAAGCAGATAAGGGTGGTCTACAAAGTAAGACTACAAATCAAAAATTTTATAAGATTGAAACAAGATTCTTTGTGGATAAATTTGATATAGTTCATTCATCTACAAATCACCTTGTTGATATGACAAATAAATTTTGGAAGTAGGTGTATGTAGTGTTTCCTAAGAATGTGGAAGAAAAAATTCGTTACATTCATGATTATGCTAAAGCATCTAACGCCGCTACTGCCTCTAAGGTAGATGCAAACTCGAATGTAACGCAGAAGACAATAGCAGGTCTTGAAGCAGAGCTTTTCAAACCAGATACGATTATGATTAATCGTCAACTAGTTAAAAACAAATTGAAATGCATGTATAACGACGAATTGGCTGGAAAGTATGAAGAAGACCTTGCAAATCATTATATTTACACGCATGATGAGACTTCTTTAAAGCCTTATTGTGCCAGTATTACACTGTATCCTTTCTTATTGGAAGGTACAAAATGTTTAGGTGGTGTGTCTAAAGCACCAAAGAACATACGGAGCTTTTGTGGTTCCTTTGTTAATCTTGTCTATCAAATTGCAAGTAATTTCAGTGGGGCCATAGCTACTGTTGAGTTCTTGCATATGTTTGATTATTTTGCAAGAAAAACCTATGGTTCTGATTATTTGACAACACATAAATTAGACATAAAACAGGAGTTACAGGGTGTTGTCTATGCTCTTAATCAACCAGCAAGTGCAAGAGGAGACCAAAGTGTTTTTTGGAATATCAGTGTCTTTGACCATGATTATCTCAAAGAAATGTTTGGTGGTTTTTACTATCCTGACGGCTCTAAAGTGGACATTGACAGTGTATATAAGCTCCAGTTGTTTTTTCTTGATTGGTTTAGAGAAGAACGAAAGAAAGAGCTTTTGACATTCCCGGTTGTGACAGCCGCACTGTTATACGATAAAGATAAAAAATTCAAAGACACAGATTTTAAAGATTATTTGGCACAGATGAACTCACTTGGTTTGTCTTTCTTTGTTTATATGTCTGATCGTGTTGATAGTTTAGCTTCTTGTTGTCGCTTGCGTAATGAGCTGGTAGATAACACTTTTAGTTACACGCTCGGTGCTGGTGGTGTCGTAACTGGTTCTGCTCGTGTCATCACAATCAATATCAATCGTGTCCTACAGAAGCACGAAAAACTGACTGAGCTGGTACAGCGAGTTCATAAGTATTTGACGGCTCATAAAGCAGTATTGAAAGATTATATTGATGCTGGATTGTTACCAGCATACACACAAGGTTTTATGGATTTAGACAAACAGTTCTTGACTGTTGGTGTCAATGGAGTACTCGAAGGCTATGAGTTCTTACAGGGTAAAGGCCAAATAGCTTCTGATATGTATGACTATGAAGAGTATCTTGTAGATATTCTGCACTTAATCAAAGATTTGAATGCTACAGACAGCAAAAAGTACGGAGTACGCTTCAATACTGAATTTGTCCCAGCAGAAAATCTAGGTGTAAAAAATGCTAAATGGGATAAAGAAGACGGGTTATACGTCCCTAGAGCATGTTACAACAGTTATTTCTACCCAGTGGAAGATGAATATATATCGGTACTGGATAAGCTCAAATTGTATTCAAAAGATATCACAGATAATCTTGATGGTGGTTCCGCTCTTCATCTGAACTTAGAGCAGTTGTTGAGCTTTACACAGTTTTCACATTTGTATGACTTATGTGCTAAGTATGGTGTACAGTACTGGACAACAAATGTCTTGTGTACAATTTGTAATGATTGTGGCTTTATCAATCCAGAGACAACATTGTATTGTACACATTGCAATAGCACGAATGTTGATTATGGAACCAGAGTTATCGGGTATTTGAAACGCATTAGTAACTTTTCAGAAGCTAGACAGAAAGAAGCAGGTAAACGCTACTATCACAAGTTGAATGTAAAGAGGTGATGATGTGAAATTATTGAATATTTATATGAAGCTTATCTCTTTCTATGAATCTCAGTTATTGAAGATGAAAGAAAAGGCCCTGAAACGAGTGCTGAAAGTAATTGCTATCAAACAGCAGATTATTACAGCGTTAGAAGCACAGAAAGAGCAGGAGCAGTTACAGATTGATTACTTAAATGAAATGTGTGAAAAGCTGAAGGAGTAAAAGGAAAGGTGGTTCTATGCTTGTCTTTGATATTGAAACAGATGGGTTGTATGAAGATGTGTCTCAACTCTTTTGTCTAAGTGTTTATGATACAGACAAACAGGAGATGAAACAGTTTGATGATGCACACGCCAAACAGGGTGCCAGATGGATGTATGACAGATGGACAAAAGGTGAAACATTGTGTGGTCATAACATTATCAATTATGATTTACCGACACTTGCAAAACTCTTTGACTGGTTTGTCTTATCTCCAAAATTAAAACATAATGTATTAGACACGCTTGTTCTTTCCCGCCTCATCTTCACACATATAGAAGACTGGGATAGTTCATTGATGAAAAAGAAAGTTCTTCCGTCAAAACTATTTAAATCTCATAGTCTGAAAGCGTGGGGATATCGGTTAGGAGAACTAAAGGGGACTTACGGAGAAGAAGATGATGCATGGGCCTGTTACAATCCTGAGATGCTTGCATATAACAAGCAGGACGTTGTTGTAACGGTAAAACTCTTAGAGAAATTACAATCCTACGACTACTCAAAACAGGCTATAGAACTGGAACATGATGTAGCATGGCTTATGTCTAAACAAGAAAAGAATGGGTTTCCATTCGACACAGAAAAGGCGTTGAAGCTGGAAGCTACATTAAGAGCTAGAGCGGGAGTACTGACAGCTAAATTGGTGCAGGCAGTGCCTCGTATCCCTGATAAAGTGTTTATCCCTAAAAGAGACAATAAGAGACTCGGTTATAAAGCTGGTGTACCTTTTCAAAAGTATAAGGACTTCAATCCAAATAGCAGACAGCAGATAGAATGGTTGTTACGGACACACTACGGTTATTCTCCTACTAATATAGATTGTTACGATGTGGATGATCCAGACAGTATACTTGATTTGAGTAAATGTCGTTTGAAGATTGATGAAGAAACATTCAAGTATATGAAGGAAGATACACAGGCACCAGCGGAAGTCAGGGAGATTGTAGGATACCTAGAAGAGTCACTACTCCTGAAAAAGCGTTTAGGACAATTAGCAGATGGAAAGAATGCATGGTTGTCTATGATTGGAAAGGATGGGAAAATCCATGGAAGTGTTATTCCGAATGGTGCTATTAGCGGTCGTGCTACTCATTCTCGGCCAAACGTGGCACAGGTTCCGCATGTAGGCTCTCCATATGGTAAAGAGTGTAGGGAGTTGTTTAAAGTTCCTGATGGATGGTATCAGGCCGGTATAGATGCTTGCGGTCTTGAACTCAGGTGTCTTGCACATTTTATGTACAAATATGATGGTGGTCAGTATGCTCATACTATTTTGAATGGAGACATACACACCATGAATCAAGAAGCCGCTGGGTTGCCTACACGCAATCAAGCGAAGACGTTTATCTATGCATATTTGTATGGCGCAGGTGATGCCAAAATCGGAAAAATAATAGGTGGGACAGCTGGACAGGGTAAGCAGATAAAGAAGAAATTCAATAAAGCTATTCCTGCCATAGCAATGCTAAGACAAGCGGTTGAAAATGCTCTTGTGTACCCTATTGATTTTAAAAGTGGTCATGGGAAACCTAAAATCACATGGAAACGTCATTTCCTTTATGGTCTTGACAGACGCAAATTACATGTACGAAGCGTTCACAGTGCATTAAATCTACTCTTACAATCAGCTGGCGCATTGATATGTAAGAAGTGGATTGTCACTACAGAACGTAGATTGTTGGCGAGAGGTTTAAGACATGGATGGGATGGCGACTTTTGTCTGATGGCGTGGGTGCATGACGAACAGCAAATAGCGTGCCGAACAGAAGATATAGCAAAGATTGTATGTGAAGAAGCACAGCAGGCAATGAGAGACACACAAGAATACTTTCATTTTAATGTTCAGCTGGATACAGAAGGTATTATTGGGCATAACTGGTATGAATGTCATTAGAAAAGGAGATAGAATTATTATGAAATTTGAAGAAGCAAAGATTGGTATGGAAGTAATTTGGAATGGAAGTACTAAAATGAAAGGGACAATTACCATTATTGACACGCCGGATAAAAGTGTACTGGTTGTATCGGATGACGGATTTTTTAAATTGTGGTTTTTTGATGCCAGTGAGAATCCAAAGTTTGATTTAAAAACTTTAAAACCCTATAATAGCATTCAGTTTACCAAAAAGCCACCTAAGTTTGACATAGATTTAATAGATAGTAAAGAGTTTCAATCTTATGTTGAGGCTGTTATTGCTAAGTATGAGAAAGAGTTTTTACCTGAGGGGACATGCCTTACACATGTGTCTATCCGCAAAGATGGGAAAATTGTAATGAAAGACAACAAAGGTAATAAAGGGATTTCAAAATGTCATCCTGATGATGCTTTTAATCTTGAAATAGGTGTAAAGTTAGCTATACAGCGATTAGCAGACAAGATTCCTTTTGTACCTAAGGAGGGTGAGGTTTACTATTACATATTGTTGTCCACAAGTAACACTTATAAAAGTACATTTTATGAATGTGTTTTTAGCGATAAATTGGATAGAGCTATTGGAAATTGCTTTCGTACAGAAGAAGAAGCGGAAAAGAACAAAGACAAAATTATATCTCGATATAAAACACTTTTGAAATATGCCGAACGGATTGCTAAGGGGGATAACTAGTATGTATGCTAAACGTCTTAAATGCTCTAAATGCGGTCGTACTCTCTTGACAGGATTCACTAAAAACGTTGAATCTGTACAATGCTCTTGCGGACATATAACGTATCCGAATGACGAAAAAGTACAACGAGAACTTTCAAAAGCTGAAAGGAGACATTCAAAGTATGAAAGAAGTTGATTACCGCATCATAGACAATACATGTGTTTATGGTCTGGAAGAATCAGTTGTTGCTTCTGGATATCCGATGGCAACACACATCAATCCTCAGATGCATAAGGTAACGGAAAAGGATGCTAAAAGGGCGCTGAAACTAGGGAGTGCTTTAGCTGGCTTGGTCCTATGTCAAGTTTGAGTACAAGTTAAATTGAGGTTTTTATCAATCAGTTATCCAGCAATCAAAGCTGCCTTTTTCTTGTAGTTTGCATATAATTTCTCATAGTCATTTGGTGACATATAGTTACAGTGACTGTGAATTCGAACGGTATTATAAAACGTGTTAATGTATTCAAACACCAGCATATAGGCTTGTTGATAATTTTCAATCTTAAATCGATTCAGCCATTCTCGCTTAATCAAGGCGTGGAATGATTCTATGCAGGCATTATCCCATGGATAGCCTTTCTTCGAATAGCTGCGGCACATCTGTGCGGTTTCCTTGATATAGGATTGCGAAAGATATTGACAACCGCGGTCAGTGTGAATTACTACCAGACGGCCTGGATTCCTGGTTTGCTTTGCCGTTTGAAGCATCCTAATAATGCCAGATGCATCCAACTTCCGGGATAAATTCCAGGCAATGATTTTTCGAGAAAATAAATCCATGATACTGGCCAAATACACAAATCCTTCAGTGGTCCAAATATAAGTAATATCGCTGCACCAGATCGTATCTGGTCTTGGCGGATTAAATTGTTCTTGCAGAATATTAACTAATATGGCATCAAAACAACTGCTCTGGGTCGTAACGGTATAATGCTTGACCCAACAAGCACGAATCCCCATCTGCCGCATGTAAAGGCCCACTGTCCTTTCGGAAATACATTCACCTTTCTGTTGAAGCAATTTAGTAATTTTGGGTGCTCCATAGATTTGCTTTGAATCTTCGTAAATGGTTTGAATCTGTTTTTTTACCTCCTTACGGTGCGTAGCTTGTTTGGATAATTTGCGATGACTCCATCCATAGTAACCTGATGTAGAAACGCCCAATTCTGCCAGCACTCCAGATACCGAAAAATGGCGTTTCCCCTGATGGGCTTTTTCGGCTTCCTGTTTGACGCTATGGTAAATGGCGGGGATTATTTGTCTAGAATGCTGATAGCTTTTTTTAAGACATTGATGGCATCCTTGGCATCTCGTAATTCACGTTTCAAACGAGCGATTTCCTTGGCTTTATCAGATGCATAGTTTCCGGATCCGCGATATGGCATTTCCCCATTATCCCGTAATTGCTTTTGCCATCGTGACAGTGTCTGTTGGGAAATTCCTAAATTATGGGCACACCCAATCAGTCCTAAGTCACGATGATCATGGTAATATTGGACAGCATCCATTTTAAATTGTTTGTCGAACTTCGTCATACTAAGGCCCCCTATATATACTTTTATTGTATCACTTTATGGAAAACCTCAGTTTGACTTGTCCTATTTATATGCTAGCATCAGCTCTGGTCATGATTGTTTTCTTAAAGGTATTATTGCACAATTTGATTTGACATTCACGGAAAAGATATGGCCGGAAGCAGAGCGGTATCATTTCTTTGATTTTGTGTCTTCTATGTCTACTATGCACATGCTATCAAAAATGGATGTCCGTTATATCTCCTACACGGATAAAAAGATAGCAGACTTGTTTTTGCAGATTGTGAAAGATTATGTAAAGAATCCTACGGAAGATAATTGGCTAAGAATGATATATAGCTATCCTAGTGGTCTTTTATTAACAGCACGTATCACTACGAACTATTTACAGTTAAAGAATATCTACGCACAGAGAAAGACACATAGACTTCCTGAGTGGAGGCAATTCTGTACGTGGGTAGAAGGACTTCCGTTAGTAAAAGAATTGGGGGTAGTACCAAATGACAGCAGTGTATAAAGTGTATGGAGACAACAGTGACTTCCTGAAAAAGAGACATATGGCAGTGACAAAACAATCAAAGGTGTATGACACCATAACGGCTCGTTTAGAAATGAATGATGGCTATTGTCCTTGCCAGCCCTCTAAGACGCATGATACCTTATGTCCTTGTAAGTACATGCGTAAATACAATACATGTCGTTGCGGTCTCTATGTGAAAGCAGAGGGGAAGGACGAATAATGTACAATCCTTTTAGAGACCCTATAACCATTTTGGTAGATGCTGATATGGTTGTCTTTCGGGCTTGCTCATCTTGTGAACATGAAATTGACTGGGGGGATGGCCTTTGGACATTACACTCTGATTTCTCAGAAACCAAAGCGTATCTCATGGATCATATGGACGAATGGATAGGAAGAGCATTAGAACTGGATGAGTACACAGGGGATGTAAAAGTTATTTATGCATTCTCAGATGATTCATCCAATTTTAGAAAGAAGCTCCTGCCTACATATAAGATGAATCGTGTAGGCAAGAGAAAACCAGTCGCATACTATGCACTGAAACAATGGGTAAAAGACGAATGTGATAGTGTTCAGCTACAACATCTGGAAGCAGATGATGTCATAGGTATTCTTGCCACTGGAGAGAAGAAAGACAATAACATTATTCTCTCTGGTGATAAAGATATGAACACAATTCCCACAAAGATATATAACATATTGTCAGACACATTGATTAGTGTATCAGAGAAAGAAGCAAATTACCATTTGTTGTATCAGACTCTTGTAGGGGACACAGCAGACAACTATACAGGTTGTCCAAAGGTGGGAAAAGTCAGAGCAGAGCGCATTTTACAAGAAAATCCCACATGGGAAGCGGTTGTGGATAGTTTTAAGCGTGCCGGACAAACAGAACAGGACGCATTGTTACAGGCTCGTGTAGCACACATTTTGCAGGCTGGAGATTATGAGAAAGGGAAGATAAAATTATGGACACCAAACGATTTGAAGAAGTAACACGGATGACACCTAGTGATTTTGATAAACTTGTGTCTATCATAGCAGAGATTGCGGACAAACAAGCAACACCATTATTCAAACATCGCAAGAGTAATGAAGAACTATCTAAAATTTTGTGGCAGATGTGGTGGCATGAAGAATTACATGTATTTGCTGATGCAGACACTAAAGAATGGGTTGGTGTGGTCGCATTCGATGTGGTTGCCCTTTGGTGGATTGAAGGTATTGTGTTGGTAGAAGACATGCTTGTGTCTTTGTCAAAACGTCCAACAGGTTTTGGTTCTTTTGCTGTCTCCTATCTGGAAAAGGAAGCAAAAAACAGAGGATGCTCTTTAATTTTATCTGGTAGCAGTATGGTTCAGGATTCACAGATTGTACAAAACATGTATAAGAAACATGGGTTTGTTGTCTATGGTGAGTCCTATTTAAAGGAGTTGTAAATTATGATGCATGATGAATTACCTTATGTGCCTTTAGATGTCGTAGCATACCTTGAGGCAATTTATACACCTGATTTTTTTCTAGAAGCAGACAGTGAAAACAATGACGAACGAATGGGTTATATGAAAGGTGCTACAGAAGTCATTGACGTTTTACGATCTTTAGCAGAAAGGAACGATTGATATGGCTAGTGGTGGTTGGATTGGAAACCTCGTCAGCGGTATATTGGGCTGGGGTTCAAAAAGGTATTCTGTCTCACCGACTGTACAGCCCTCTGTTACAGCGGCAGAGTTAGTCCCTAGCACAGAAGCACAGACAGCTGATGCTCCTGTTATGGGTAGTGAGACAGATACAGCAGTAGACAAAAAGAAAAAGCGTGGCTTGTCCAGCTTGTATGTAAAGCCTACAAATAGCGGTACAGGCTCGTCAAGTGACTATACAGGAAGGAGTGGTCTTTAATGGCTAGTGGCGGATGGGTAGGACATACCCTATCTAAAGCGTGGCATGGTGTCACGAAAACAGTTAAAAGTGTTGTAGGGGGTGTAACAGGAGCCAGTTATTCAAATAACGCACAGGCTTCACAGCCACAGCAGATTGTGGTCTCTCAGGCCGCACCTGCACCAACAGCGGCAGAACAGGCCGAATATGATGCAACAGTCACTAATGTGAAGAAGAAACGTGGCAAGAACTCTTTGTATGTGTCTTCTTCCTCTGGAGCCGGTAGTGGTGGTACTGGCATTAATGTATGAGTAATAAACTCTTATCATTCTATACAGACGATTCTGTTAAATCTCGTTATGATAAATTATCATCTGAACGCAAAATGTATGTTGACAGAGCTGTAAGGAACGCTAAGGTTACAATACCGATGCTATTCCCCGAAGAAACAGACAACTATACTACAACATACAAGACTCCATTTCAGAGCATTGGTGCAAGAGGTGTAAATAATCTTGCATCAAAAATTATGCTGGCTCTCTTTCCACCAAATGAGCCATTCTTCAGATTGGAGTTAGGAGATTTAGCAAAACAGCAGGTAAATGCAACAGGTGATACGTCAGCAATGACAAAGATTGACCAGCTAATGAGCAGTATTGAACGTCAGCTTATGGACTACATGGAAGCGAATAGATGTCGCATAACAATTAGTGAAGGTGTCTTACAGCTGATTGTGGCTGGTAACTGCTTGTTATATTTACCACCTAAAGAAGGTGGCATTAAGTTATATAAATTAAATAACTATGTTGTTGTTCGTGATGGGACTGGGGCGTGGATAGAGCTAATAGCAAAAGACAGTATTAGTTATGCCGCTCTCCCGCAAGAAGCTAAAGTACATGTATCTGAAGACATCAATCCAGACAAAAATATAGATGTCTATACGCATGTGTACCTAGGGGATGATGATACATACTACATGTATCAAGAAATTGAAGGGGAAGTTGTATCAGGCAGTGATCAACAGTTTCCAAAAGATAAAGTCCCTTGGATTCCTTTAAGACTTAGAAAAATGGATGGTGAATCTTATGGACGTTCCTATGTAGATGAATACTATGGAGATTTAAAATCTCTCGATACAATCAGTGAAGCTATTGCAGAAATGGCGACACTCTCAGCATTCGCTTTATTCCTTGTGTCTCCATCCGGCACGCTACGTGTTGATAAACTCAAAAATGCCCAGACAGGGGACTTTGTGAAGGGTAAGGAAGGTGATGTTGTTGCTTTCCAGCTGAATAAGGTCAATGATTTACAGGTGGCATATCAGCACAAGCAGGAATTACAGAGTAATCTTTCATTTGCTTTTCTGCTTAACAGCTCTGTACAGCGCAATGCGGAACGAGTCACAGCAGAAGAAATTCGATATGTAGCAAATGAACTTGAAGACAGTGTAGGAAATATTTATTCCTTGTTGTCTCTCGAATTACAATTACCATTAGTTCGTTGCATCATGGCTCAGTTAATGGCGCAAGGTTCTCTCCCAGACATTCCAGAGGGGGCCAATGGCGTTCAGACACATATCATAACTGGTATGGAAGCATTAGGCAGAGGGCATGATTTAACGAAGATTGAACAGTTCTTGCAGATTGGTGCTACCATTCCAGATTTCCAGAATAGACTCAAAGTGGGAAATGTCTTATTGCAATTAGGTACTGCTTTAGGTGTCGATGCATCTACCTTGGTTATGAGTGATGAAGAATATCAAGCAGTACAGCAACAGATGCTCCAGCAACAGATGGCGCAACAGATGGCGTCGCCTTTGGCACAAGGAGCAGTACAGGAAGCTACACAGAAAGGGTGAACATAATTGGAAGAAACTACGAATAACGTAAATGTACCAGCAACAGAGGAAAAGGCAGAAGATACTGTTATTGTCTCTCAGACTCCCTCTAATACGCAGGTGGCTGTAAAAGATACAGCAGAAAGCGTGGATGGTATTATTGACGAAGTTGCTGGTGAAGACAATCAGCCAGCAGAAGAAACACAGACAACAGAAGGTGAAGACACAACACCTAAGGCAGAGGAAGGAACAAATCAGCAGTTAGATACAGCACATAAAGCTCTTGAAGATGCTGAAAAAGACCTTGTGTCCAAAGGTGTTGACTTCAATGCACTTGAAGCAGAGTACATGAATAATGGTTCTCTGTCTTCTGAATCGTATGCAAAACTCGAACAGGCCGGATATCCTAAAGCGGTTGTTGATGGTGTCATTAACGGCTGGGAAGCGGCTTCACAGCGCTTTGTCAATGATGTGTTCAATCTGGCGGGTGGACAGGAAGAGTATGCTCGTATCCAGCAGTTTGTGTCTGCCCAGCCTCAGGCTGTCCGTGATGCATTCAATGCTACGCTCGACAGTGAAAATCTGATGCAGATTAAATTGACACTGGATGGCATTAAAGGCCAGATGGTAAAGCAGTATGGTACACAGAAAGCCTCTATCATTGGTCGTTCTGCTCCTGCTATTGATATGGCTGGTTATGAAACCACAGCAGACATGATTAAAGATATGTCTGACCCTCGATATCAGACAGACCCTAAGTTTACGAAAGAAGTATATCGTAAAGTTAAGAACTCTAAATTGTTTTAATATGAAATTGTAACGGCCATTACAATTTTGGTAGTAAAGACACTCAAGAACTGGGTGTCTTTTTCTATATATATAATTTTTCTATTTTGAAAGGTGGATGATATTAATTATGACAAATATTACTATTGCATCTCCAATGGCTATTGGTACTCAGACAGCAACGGACGCTCAGAAACTTGCACTTGCCCTTAAAGTCTTTAGTGGTGAAACTCTCACAGCGTTTGCTCGTGCATCCGTAACAAATGGTAAATTCGTAAAGCGTTCTATCCAGTCTGGTAAATCCGCACAGTTCCCTGTATTCGGTCGGACAAAAGCGCATTACCTGAAGAGTGGGCAGAGCCTTGATGATAAGCGTGAAAACATCCAGCAGGGTGAACGCACGATTGTTATTGATGGGCTGTTGACTACGGACTGCCTTGTGTCTGATATTGATGAATTTATCGCACATTATGATTTCCGTTCCCCGTATGCGACACAGCTGGGTGAAGCACTGGCTATTTCTATGGATGCTTCTGTCCTTGCTGAAGTCGCTAAGGAAGCGCTGAATACGTCTGAAAACGTAGCTGGTCTCGGTAAAGGTGGCGTTGTTACGGAAACACTGGCAACGGGTAATACGCTGGGTATCAATAAGGAAACTGGTGTAGCTGTACGTAAGATTCTGCTTCAGGTAAAAGCTAAGATGGCTAGTAATTATGTACCTGCTACAGACCGTTATTGCTTTGTAACTCCTGAAATTCATGCGGCACTTGCATCTAACCTTGACTTCTTGAATAGCCAGTACGGTGCATCCGCTACCCTGAGCAATTCTAATGTCATCAACATGGATGGCTTCCAAATTATTGAATGCCCTCATCTGACCGCTGGTGGTGATGATCCGACCAATACGATTCAGGGGGATGGACATGCATTTCCATCTACATATGCTACAAAGTCTCCTCTGCTGATTTGTCATAAAACTTCTGTTGGTATTCTGTCCCTGAAAGATATTGCCTTTGAACAGGCTCGGCGTCCGGAATATCAGGCAGACCAGCTGATTGCTAAGTATGCTATTGGTATTGGTGGTTTACGTCCTGAATCTACGTTTATGGGTATTATCAATAACCCGGGTTAATCTAGTATTATTTTTGGGGAAAAGGGAGTGGAGTGTCTGCTCCCTTTACTCCCTCTTTGAAAGGAGTTGAACTAAGTGTTATTTATTTCTAGTGAACTAGACGCAATTAATTTAATTCTAGCCTCTATTGGTGAAGCTCCTGTAAACAGTATCTCTAATGCAGAATCAGTGGATGTTGATAATGCTATTCGGGCTTTAGAAACTGTTTCTCGCTCTGTACAACGTAAAGGATGGCTATTCAATACCTACATTGATATGGTCTTTCCGCCAGATACTTTATCTAAGCGTATCCGTTATAACCCCTCATGGATAGACATAATAGCCACTGATGGCAAGACATATGTCAAGCGGGGTGATTATGTCTATAATTTAACAGACAAAACATATGAATTTTCAGAGGACTTAACATTGACAATAATTGAAGCATTGGCCTTTGATGACTTGCCGGATGTCTTCAAAACATATATTACAGCAAAAGCCGCTATTCAGTTTCAGGCACGTTACCTTGGTGATGAAAATATATCACAGGAACTATATCAGGAAGCGGCAGAGTCATACGCAGACCTTGTGCAGTACAGTATTGATACAGGGACAAACATGTATCAAATAACGGGTATGCAGTCATTGTTGCAGAGGAGTTGATTAAGAATGGCACTGTATTCACAAAGTATTAAAAACTTTGTGCAAGGTATTTCACAACAGCCAGCACTTTTAAGATTCCCCGAACAGTTAGAAGAACAAATAAATGGCTTCTCGACAGAAGTATCAGGACTCCAGAAACGGGTTCCCACAATTCATCTGAAAACATTGACAGGATTAAATCTTACTAAAGGAAGCAAACCTCTTGTCCATTTTATTGATAGAGACAAACAGCAGAAATATATGGTTGTCTTTGCAAATAACACTTTGAAGGTCTATGACATGAATGGTGTCGAAAAGACAGTAAACATAGAAGATGCTGATTATCTGAAAACAGCCACTCCCAGAGATGATTTACGAGGGATGACTGTTGCGGACTATACGTTCATCTTGAACACAAAAAAGGTTGTAAAGATGACCTCTAAAAAATCTCCTGACTACTTTTCCTCTCAAGGTAGTATGTTGTATGTCAAACAGGGCCAGTATGGACGTACCTATCAGGTATGGATTGATGGTGTCTCTAAATGTACGCATACAACACCAAACGGAGATGCCGCAGAGCAGACAAAACAGATAGACACAAACTACATAGCAGACCAGATTAATACACAGCTAAACAAGAATGGTGTATCAACAGATCATGAAGACAACTGGATACGTATAAAATCTAATGGTCTTGTACAGACTGCCGATGGCTTCAATCATCAGGCTCTTATTAATTTTAAGAAGTCTATCCAGCGTTTCAGTCTTTTACCTGCAACAGCTCCAGATAATTATTGTGTCAAAGTAAAGGGAGACCCTAATGGAGCTTCGGAGGGGAGTTATTATGTAAAGTATTCTAAAGCCAATAATGTATGGGAAGAATGCGTTTGCCCAAATATCAATATTGAAATAGATGCAACAACAATGCCGCACGCACTTGTACATAACGCAGATGATACTTTTACATTTAAAAAACTGACATGGAAAGAACGTAAGGTGGGTGATGATGACAGTAACCCATATCCGTCGTTTATCGACAAGACACTATCTAGTATTTTCTTCTACAGAAACAGGCTGGGTGTCTCATCTGATGAAAATATTATCATGTCTGAATCGGGAGAGTATTTTAACTGGTGGATGACAACAGCAAACGACTTGTTAGATACAGATGGTATTGATGTGCCTATTACGTCTACGAAAGCCAATTTGATTAACTATATTGTGGTCTTTTCAGAAGACCTTTATGCATTCTCTAATGACACTCAGTTCATCATACGTGCTGATTCTACCTTGACACCTAAAACAGCTTCACCAACAGAAATTACACAATTTAACAGCTCTCCTGATTGTCAACCAAAGGTAGCGGGGAAGAACATGTATTTTCCCTCAGAGCATGGAGATTTTACAACTATTCGAGAATATTATACAGTGCAGGATATTTCACAGATGAAAAATGCTCAAGACATAACTTCTCATATTCCGAACTACATTGAAGCGGGTGTTTATGAGATTGTGTCTTCTACATCTGAAAATGTATTGTTCTGCCTAACAAATGGTGCTACAGACACTATCTATATTTACAAGTATCTCTTTGCTAATGAAGAACGTATTCAATCCTCTTGGTCTAAATGGGTATTTGATGGAGAAATTTATGGTGCTGGATTCATCGGCAGTCGCTTGTTTCTTTTGATACGGAGAGGGACACAAATCAACATGGAAATGATGGACTTTTCTGTTAACATAAAGGACTTTGAAGACGATGAATTATATCGGGTGTTCTTAGACCAGAAGAAGGTATTGAGTAATGGTGTGTACAATTCAACAACGGAAAAGACCTGGTCCTATGTCAAGTTTGAGTACAAGTTAAATTGAGGTTTTTATCAATCAGTTATCCAGCAATCAAAGCTGCCTTTTTCTTGTAGTTTGCATATAATTTCTCATAGTCATTTGGTGACATATAGTTACAGTGACTGTGAATTCGAACGGTATTATAAAACGTGTTAATGTATTCAAACACCAGCATATAGGCTTGTTGATAATTTTCAATCTTAAATCGATTCAGCCATTCTCGCTTAATCAAGGCGTGGAATGATTCTATGCAGGCATTATCCCATGGATAGCCTTTCTTCGAATAGCTGCGGCACATCTGTGCGGTTTCCTTGATATAGGATTGCGAAAGATATTGACAACCGCGGTCAGTGTGAATTACTACCAGACGGCCTGGATTCCTGGTTTGCTTTGCCGTTTGAAGCATCCTAATAATGCCAGATGCATCCAACTTCCGGGATAAATTCCAGGCAATGATTTTTCGAGAAAATAAATCCATGATACTGGCCAAATACACAAATCCTTCAGTGGTCCAAATATAAGTAATATCGCTGCACCAGATCGTATCTGGTCTTGGCGGATTAAATTGTTCTTGCAGAATATTAACTAATATGGCATCAAAACAACTGCTCTGGGTCGTAACGGTATAATGCTTGACCCAACAAGCACGAATCCCCATCTGCCGCATGTAAAGGCCCACTGTCCTTTCGGAAATACATTCACCTTTCTGTTGAAGCAATTTAGTAATTTTGGGTGCTCCATAGATTTGCTTTGAATCTTCGTAAATGGTTTGAATCTGTTTTTTTACCTCCTTACGGTGCGTAGCTTGTTTGGATAATTTGCGATGACTCCATCCATAGTAACCTGATGTAGAAACGCCCAATTCTGCCAGCACTCCAGATACCGAAAAATGGCGTTTCCCCTGATGGGCTTTTTCGGCTTCCTGTTTGACGCTATGGTAAATGGCGGGGATTATTTGTCTAGAATGCTGATAGCTTTTTTTAAGACATTGATGGCATCCTTGGCATCTCGTAATTCACGTTTCAAACGAGCGATTTCCTTGGCTTTATCAGATGCATAGTTTCCGGATCCGCGATATGGCATTTCCCCATTATCCCGTAATTGCTTTTGCCATCGTGACAGTGTCTGTTGGGAAATTCCTAAATTATGGGCACACCCAATCAGTCCTAAGTCACGATGATCATGGTAATATTGGACAGCATCCATTTTAAATTGTTTGTCGAACTTCGTCATACTAAGGCCCCCTATATATACTTTTATTGTATCACTTTATGGAAAACCTCAGTTTGACTTGTCCTATTTATATGCTAGCATCAACCTGCTTTGACCTGAGAAGTGCATATTCTTTTACAGATGACACACCTTTACATAATATGTGTCTCATCACTCCTGAAGGATTTTTGCATAAGGACATACAAATAGAAAACGGTTGTGCTTATCTTGATGGTGATTATTCTAAGAAGCATGTTATTGTTGGAGAAGCGTATTTGTTTAAAATCATCTTTTCTACTTTTTATTTAAAGAAGAATGATTCTGGGAATATTCAATCATACGCAACAGGAAGGACACAAATAAAGAATTTACATATTAATTATATAAATACAGGATATATGCAGGTGTGTGTAGCTTATGTGGGTGGATCTTCTTATATTTATCGTATGACCAGCAAGATACTCGGAGAAAGTTCAGCTCGTTTAGGGAGAGTGTTAGGGTATAATGGGAAGTTTGATATACCAGTACATAAAAAGAATGATACAGTAACTATTTCTGTTGAATCAGATATGCCTGTTCCTTTATCTATTATTGGTATGGACTGGGATTGTATGTATACTTCGAGAGTAAAGGAGATGTGATGACAATATGTGTACTACGGCACTTACTATTGGTGTGTCTGCAATGAATGCTATTTCAAAACAAAATGCAACACATAAGGCATTGCAGTCTCAAATTGATGCAAATAACAAAACAGCTCAAGGCTACATTCAGTCCATGAACTACTCTTTTCAGAACTACGAGACACAACGGAGAGCTTTGTTTGCATCACAAATAGAAGCAATGACTAAAATGCGCTTGCAGTCTAAGAGACAGGAATCATCCGTAAAAGCCGCTGTAAATGAAGAATTAGCTGGAGGCGGTCGGACAGCTTCCTTGATTAATCGCTCTATTCGTGCAGATGAATCTCGTGTAGCTTCGCAGGCTCAAGCAAACTATGAAAGACAAAATAATGAAATAGATTTAAATAAAGAGACAACACTCATCAACACCAAAAATGCTATCAATAGTATAGCTCCTGTTGAGACACCTTCATACTTTACGTCACTTATGAATATAGCAAGTGATTTCTTCAATACCTATAATACCTTGCAGAACATAGGGAGCATGAGAAAGAAAGCTGGTGTCTCAGGGAGTACATATAAGGGAGCGTCTACAACAACTTATTCATCTCCAGATGGTGCATACAAATACACAGTAGACAATGTACGTGGTGTAGATTTAGACAAATATATAGCAAAAGAGAATATGTTTAATAGTACAGGTATCTTTGCTATGAGTCCTGTCAGCTCCTATTTTGGGACAGACCTAACTAGTGGTCTGAAATATAATTATTCTGAAAATGGTTTATCAAGAAGGGGTGCAACATGGCGAAACGGATTGCTAGTGCTATAGGCACTGAAATGCAGTTCATGCCACAGCCAGAAAAAGGATATCAGGAGAATATAGGGGGCGTTCAAGGTGTACGAGGAACAACACCTGCATCTTCTTCTGCTTCTATGCTGGCTTCGGCAACATCTGATTTCAATAATGCATGGTTGTCTTTTCTGACAGACCGTGAAAAAAGAATGAATGATGCTGGTCTTACAGAAGCGAACAGAATGATTAGTTCCACTTCTGCTGAAGACCGTGAACGCTTATCAACGATTGATTTAGCTATGACATATGGATTTGGTTCTAATGTAGACAATCCATACTTCATAGCATATAGTGATAAATTACGAGGGCAGGCGTTAGGTGATGCCGCTCGCATAGCATACAATGAACAGTATGGGGATTCTCCAGCGAAAACACCACAGGAAGAAGTCGCCAGATATGATAACTTTGCAAGCTCTTATAAACAGCGATACCTTGATGATGGAATTGTGTCTAATGATGTAGCTTTTAATCAAGGCTTTAATGACAAACACATAGAGAATCAGACACAACTGGCAAGTAATCATGTAGAACGTGATATCTCAGATAGAATCGCTGAGACCTTTAACAACATGAAGTCCCAGATAGGTTCCCTCATCTATGATGCTCCCTCTATGTCAATGGAGACTATTCAGCAGAAAGCACAAGAGATTTTCAATCAGGGTAAATTGATGGCCCTGAATCCAGAACAGAGACAGGCTCTTGTAGATACATTCACAAAAGAGATGTTGTCTACAGGCACTATAAAGGACTTTCCAGCCTTTAAGAAAATGATGGATAATATCTCAGTGGAAACACGCCTTGATGGTACGTCTGTTTCTATGAGTGAACTTGTAGATCCGATGGCTCTAGATACTATTAATTTAGAGTATCGCAAGGCTCATGTGTCCAGTCTGAAGATGGCTAATCGCAAGAAGTATGGGAAAGATAATAACTTAGATAGAGTTATGGGAGATGTCATTAAAGGTCTGCAATCTAATAGTCGTTCGGCTCGTGATGATGCAGAAGAATTAATGGGGCAATTACCAGAAATACATGGCCTGCAACAGGAACATAAGGCCGCTCAAGCTCGTGCGGCTAAAGCTCAGGCCAAAAAGGTAGGTGGAGCCTTAAAGACACAAGCAGGACTAGAAGCGGCCACAGAGAACATTAATGCATATCTGAATGGTGATGGCGGTGTCACATTTGATGGCTACCATAATAAAATAGGGGAACCTATGGTTGGTGGGAAAGCTGTTGATGCAGATACACGTAAAATGGCCTTCCTAAAAGCACAACAGGATATCTTGTCTTCTGACGATGACGAAGACACAAAAGGTCAGCGTCTCATGAAACTTTATAGTTATCCGGGAGTCAATGATATACGCACTCAGCTGTCTAATAGTATCCTCATGGAAATTAATAGTAACACAGCACAGAATGTAGAGTCTAATGGTGTCCCTAACTCTATTATTTATATGGTGAAAGCCAGACAGAGTAATAAGGGGCAGTTTGCTGGTGTCTTTGGTTCAAAGGTTGATACAGCGATTGGAGCAATTCAACGCTTTGCAGACGCTTCAGGGGAAGCAGATGCCGACAATGCTTTGATACGTGGCTTTGCTAACTATTGCAGAATCAAAGATATGGATGAGACCACAAAGGATGCTTATAAATCACAATTCAGGGGGATGATATCAAAAGGATGGAGTATAGATGATATGGAAGACTGGGGTGATTCTAGTTCTTATGCTCCCTCTATCCAGTTGTCTGATGCTCGTATTCTTGACACAGCTCAGGACAAATTTATGCTTTATGGCCCAGCTTTGAATGATACATCCAGAGCTGTTTTAGAAACAGCTAGTGACATAGCAGAAAGTTATGCCTACTTTCATGGCGCAGTCTTTCCTAAGAACTGCTTCAACAGTGAGGTGGCCGCTGAAAGCACATGGGCAAAACAAGCACTTGAAACATACTTATATGATTTTGCAGACAAAACAAACACAGACGTGGATGATGTGTCTGTAAACTATGATGACAATACAGGCTCTTGGTCTTTCTACTCAAAGACAACAGGAGCTTCTAAAATCTATTCGGCGTCTGATATGCGTAATGAAATTCGGTGGGTTGCAACGAAACCAGATGATACAGATGATGGTGGAAGTGGTGACAATACATCCTATTCAGTGACACCAGCTTCTACTAGTACGCAGGAAGAAATAGATGAAACAACAGGTTCTTCTTGGACAGATTGGTTCCAGAGAGGATTGCAGAATTTGATGTAAAGGAGTGAACATAATTGGCAATTTCAGATAATATGTCACTTGTTTATAATTGGTACTTACAACAGGGTTATTCTCCTACATTCTCGGCAGGTATGGCAGGTAACTTTGCAATAGAAACAGGTGGCGGAGAAGACATAGACCCCACAAAATGGTCGGATGATGGTACATCATTTGGGATAGGTCAGTGGAAAGATGAACGATTAAAACAACTACAGAAATTTGCAGATGATGGTGGTTATGATATCAATGATATCTACACACAGCTGGCTTTTTCAGACTGGGAATTACACAATACAGAACAGGAAGCATTGAAGAATATTGAATCTTCTGATTTGTCTAGTGCAAGTGGGGCGGCTAAGGCCATAGCGTCTTACTACGAACGTTGCGCTCCTCAATATGAAGATATACGGATGGCTCCTGCTGAAGATGTCTTTACATCTCTGTATGATGGTAGTGATTTTGACCCTTATGCTGTTGGTGGTGCTTCTGCATCACCTGCAACAGGGACAGACACAACAGACTACACAGCAGAATTACCAGATGACATGATGGGAATAGACCCTAGCTATTATCAAAGATTAGGGATGCTCTTCAAAAAAGCTAGAGAACTAGGCGTAGAACCTCTGCTTACAGCAGGTGCAAACGATGATTCTCATGTAGAAGGGAGCTATCATTATAAAGGACAGGGGGCTGATATAGCATGGGAAGGTCTCCAGTGGGGGGATGATGTATTATCTCAGCTGGCAGATTATGCACGCTCACTAGGATTTCAAGAAGTTATTAGTGACCCACATGGCACTGGCCCTCATCTGCATGTAGCTAATCTTGATTTGTCTCAGCAGGTGCAACAGCTTCTTGGAGAAAAAGGAGACTCGTATACTTTTGGTGAAGGTGCATTTCAGCCAAAGATGCAGAATACAATTTCTCCAGAACTCTATGCGCTCTCTAAGGTTAACGCAGATATCCTGAATCAGAATGAAGAAGCGTTAAAGGATAAACCATCTTTGTTAGATGGTATATGGCATGATTTTAAAAAGAGTGGTAACTTTCTGTATGAATTAGGTGATGCCTTATATACAGACCTGTTCCATAGTGATTTTGATGCCTTTGGTAAATCAAAGATTACAGAGGAAGACAAACAATATATCATGTCTGCTATGGGAAAAGGAAATGAAGCAGAAGCACAATGGATAATTGATAATGCAAAAGACCAGACACAATTATATTATCTCTTACAGCGAAAAATGGATGACATGCAGGAAGATATGAGATATGCGGCCTATTACAATTCGTTAGGAGCGCATAGTATCGGCACTGTCCTTGGTGCTGTCTTAGACCCTCTGAATTTATTACCGGAACTAAAGGCAGTACAGGCTATGAAGATTATTAAGGCCACAGGTGGTGTCATTAAGAATGTAAAGGCTATTGATTCAGCCGCAGGAGCCGCTGTCAAACAATTAGGTACAAAAGGTAAGATAGCTAATACTGCTTTGAACATGGGCATGTATGGAGCTATACAGCAACATGCCGCAAATAAAGCTAATACAGAGGATGAAAGCATTGCTGGAGCGGCTTTGATTGCTGGTGTGTCTGGTGGTGTTCTTAGAGCCTTGGGAATGGCTGGTGGTAAGGTATTATCTAAGAAGGATGCCTCTGTACGAAATATTGGACACACAGCAGAGAAGATAGAAGATGCCACTGCTCGTGATGCTGTTGGGCTGGAAAATGCGTATACCATTATGAAAGATTCAAAACCTATAGCGGCTAAGATGCATGATACATCCTTCTTGTCTTCTAAAGGGGGCAGTGTGGCACAGAAAGCAGAAGAAGCTGGTAATGTGTATGCCCTCTCTCTGGAGGATGCTAAAAAGCTAGGGCAGAGAATAGGTGTCTCCATTACAGACAATACAAAAGGATTTTATGTTCCTCATGGTGATTATACTGTTGTTGTTAAAGATAACGTAAAAAGTGCCAGACAATTAGAAGGTGTCCTTTTACATGAAGTGGGGGTACATAATTCGTTAAAAGAGACACTGGGGGATAATAGTTACAATACACTCATGAACTATGTGTCTGAACAGGCAAAAGACACAACGACACCTTTTGCACAGGCGGCACGTATGGCTAACTCTACAGATCCAGAGGAAATACTAGGATATGCTATCGAAAATGACCTGCTAGGCAAGAAATCTGCTAACAGAATTGTCCGTAGGTTTAAAGAGGGCCTGAAAGATTTAGGCGTTCTGGATAAGACAAAATTTAGTAATGCTGATATTATGGGTATCCTGAAAGAGTCTGTACAGTACAATAGGCTCAAGAATATGGGCATTATTGTGCATAGTGATGGTTCTATCACAAAAGGAGATGTACATTTCTCGAAGGATAACATGATGGCTCCTGAAAGTCTTCTAGACTATGAAAATATGGCAGAGACTCAGAATAAACTGGATAGACCAAAAAGTGCCAGAGGAAGAGTACTAGATTATTTATCTAAGCATATGGACTATGGTGCATTTACTAAAACTCCTTATGGTGTCGCTTCTCGCTCTCCTTCTCCTACACTAGCTCGTAAGGCTTCTTCTTTGCTCGAAGATGCTCAGAGACGAGGGAAAGAACGAACATCAAATATGTTGTCTGCTGAACGCCAGTCCCAGTATTTACGAAGTCAATTGATGAAATATGAAGGTGCTGTACTCGATGCTAGACAGCAATGGATAAAAGACCATTATGGTGTACTGGGTGCTATCAATCCATTCAGGGGTGGTGATGCCCATAGACAGGAATTTAATAAACTAGTTATAGACACATTCAATCATGAGTCAAAACAAGGGACACTGATAGATATTGATGACTCCTTGATAGATGATAGTGTCCATAAGGCTGTTAAGGCTTTACAAGATATGTATGACGCACGTATAGAACTAGGTAAAAATTCGGCTTCTATGTTTGGTGGAGACCGAAAGTTAAATTTGATTGAAAAAGACTGGTATGCAGTGGATGATGAATTTCACAGATTGATTGATCCAGATGCTTACCGTTCCTTTGTGTCTAACTTCACTACCACAGGTGATAAAGGTGCTAAAGAGTTTCTGGAACAATATGCCCTTGTAGCTTCAAATACACCGACATCCAGACAGCTTATCTCTGATATGATTTATAGAGAAAAAGAACTGGCGTGGAAACGGCAGATAAATGAATGTAAAGAGTATCTAGAAAAGGATGGCCGTAAATCTGCTCGTAAGGTTGAAGAAGTCAAAGAGAAATTGAAAGAACTGGAAGGAAAGAAACCAGCAGAGACAACAGAGAAAGAGGTAGACGAATACAGAACAGTCAAGTCTAAAGAATGGGCAGAACATGCTATGTTGCCTCTGGAAGACAAACTGGATGGTCTGGATGCAAAGGGTGCTTCTCCTACATTAGGTGACTTGAATTTCTTTAAAGGTCGTTTACCAATGGATACAGGCACAGTTATACCTATCAGAGATGCGGAAGGAAATATTGTGTCTGAGTTTTCCTTTGATAAGGACTTGAGATACTATGACTTAGACCATATACTTTCCCGGACAAATAATAGATTTTCCGGGGAAGCGGCTGTCCGTACTGTACTCGGAAAGGATTCAGATTATCAGAAGTTTGTGTCTCAAGTACTCAAGGATTTTAAAATGGCTAGTATGGGTTCTGATGGCAGGATAAGTACAGCAGAAGCAGAGAACAGAAAGACATGGTTTTTAGATACCCTGTCACGCTTGCGTGGAATGAGAGACCACTATGATAGAAATGTTTTCGGAGAAGCCGCCGCATCTTCTAAGATTCTGAACAACTTAGCGTACTTTAAGCGTGGTGGCTCGATGGGTTGGAACCAGTTAGGAGACCTTGGTGGTGCTATTGCTTATGGTGGTCTTAAACAGATTTTTGGTGTCTTCAATCCTCTTAGAAAGTTTGTGCAGGAGTGCAGACTGGGAACAGCTAACAATAAGTTTGTAGAAGATTTATCATGGCATGTGTTTGGTGAACCTTTGGAAAGACATATATTTAGAGGAAGCTGGGGGGATATGCAGGTTAGACAGGCATTATCAAAGAGGGGAACTAATTTCTCTAATATGCTGGTTGGGGCCGCTGACTTCACACACAACCTGAGTAAGTTTACATCCCAGATAAACTTATTAGGTCATATGACAGATACTATGGTTCGCTCTATGCGTAGTGGAGCTATCACAGACTCTATCAGATGGGCGCATGGGGAACAGTTTAATGCATTGCGTAACCCATTTAGCAAAGCGAACATTAAAGCTCTTGGGAGACAGGTAGACCTTGAACAGCTCAAAAAAGACTTGCGTACCTATATAAATTGGGATGGTCGTAAAGGAACCATAGCGAACGGAGCGAACATAGAGAAATGGCAGAGGGAACATCCTGATACATTCTGGGCTTGGTATGACCTTATCCAGAATCAGGTAGAGAAGGGTGTCCTGCTCAGTACCTCGGAGGGGAATAGGAACCTCTTGAAAGATCACAATGCTTTAGTACGTCTTGTTATGATGTTTAAGGACTTTAACTTTAGGTCTAATAATGCACAATTTATGCGTGCTTTACAACAACATGAATTACAGGATGCTGTTGCTTTTGGTCTTTCCATGGCTACAAACGTGGGTGCTTTTGCCGCACGAAATGCCGCTCGTATGGGAGCATTGTATGCCATGGGAAATACAGAAGCCGCAGAGTACGTAAAGGAAAACTATCTGAATGATAAGGCTTTGGCAAAAGCCGCTTTCTTGCGTACTGGGTTTTTGTCTCCTGCATCTATGATTAATGATGTGTATGAATCCGGGACAGGTTCTCCAACAATCAGGACAACAGTAACACAGTACAGAAACAATCCGCCTAAAGATGTAGGGGACTTTATCGGAAATACGGTACAGCAGTTACCAGCAGTAGATACAGCATATGATCTTACATGGAAACCTATTGTGTCTGCTTGGAAATTAGCAAACGATAAAGGTTCCCAGCGGGACTTGAAGTCTCTGTTGAATCTGGCTCCTATCCCTGATTTTATTCCCTACACACAGGCCATAGAGACACTATCTAAATTAAGTGGTCTACCTAATAAATAGATGAAAGGATGTGTATAAACGTGAGTATATTTAAAGCAAGAGTGGAATATGAAGTTACAGATGCCTCTGTAAAGACATACTCCTTCCCTTTTCCATATTTACGAAAAGAATTTATTAAGGTATCTATCCTACACACGGACAGCTCAATAACAGCATTAACGTATGGTGTTGATTATTCTGTTGATGATTTAACAATTACATTAGTAACATCTCCTAGTGTGTCTGAACATTTGATTATTTATCGGGAGACAACTACTGATAAAATTATTACATGGAATGATGGCTCCATTTTGCTTGCTAAAGACATGAATACAGAAGATGCCCAGATGTTACACCTTCAGGAAGAACAGAAAGATTATCTAATTGCGAATGCTTTAGCTACTTCTGTAACAGATGCAAAAGAAACAATATGGTCTGCACAAAATCATAGAATCACAGATGTATCAGACCCGAAAGAACCACAAGATACCGTAACGAAACATTACATGGAGAGTGTGCAGGACGGTTTTGTATCTCGTAACACTTCCTTACTGGAACAGGCTACTACACAAGCGACCAATGCCAAAAATAGTGCATCCAGTTCAGCTACATCAGCTTCCCAGAGTGCTTCTAGTGCTAGTGCTTCTTTCACATCTAATCAGTCTGCTAAGAAGTGGGCTGAGTCTACAGCGTCTCCAGATAATCAGGCAGATACAGATAGTACGACAGGAAAGACACAGAGTAGTCGTTCGTGGGCGTTGTATAGCAAGTCGAAAGCACAGGAAGCGGCAACGTCTGCAACGAACGCTAAGACTTCTGAAACAAAATCTCTTGCATCTGAACAGAACGCAAAGGATTCCGAAACCAATGCGAAAACCTCGGAAATAAAAGCGGCTACGTCAGAAGTAAACGCAAAGACTTCTGAAACTAATGCTAAGTCCTCAGAAACTAAATCTAAGGATTCTGAAAATGCCGCGCGTGTGTCTGAACAGAACGCCGCTGAGAGTGCAAGGGTGGCAACGGAAAATGCTATGGATTTCAATATGTTGAAGCGAAATAAAGCGTACTCCATTGGTGATATTGCATATTCTTTTTATATACCCTCATGGGCAAGGTTGGAATGTGTTAAAGCAGGAACAACAGGTACCACTGTACCACCTGCCTTAGGTGCTACATATATTGCAGGTCAATATATTACAGATGGTACAGCTATTTTTATTCTTGATGATGTGAGAGACGGTAATCGTGTGGGTGATATTGTTCTTAAGCCTACATTGAATGATGGTTACATCAAGGCCAACGGAGCAACGGTGAAAGCCAGTGAATATCCACGCTTACTTAAATTTGCTCAGGACAACAGCCTTTGTGTCTCTGATAGCGAATGGATGGATAATAGTGCTACAAAGTACGTTTATGATGCAAGCGCAGATACTTTAAAGGTTCCTAATGCAATGGGTAGGGTGTTACAGGGAGAAGACACACTTATTACGAAAAATGCAGGTCTACCAAATCTTAGGGGTAGCTTTAATGCTAAACAAACAAATCCGGAGAGTGAGGGTGGATGGGTAGATGGCAGACTCTTTTCTAAAGGGTGGCATATGGGCTATCCAGCGGGGAGTGGCACTCAGACACACGCAGGGGGAGAAATAATCTTTAATGCCTCTGGTTACAGTGCCATTTATGGTTCCTCAGATACCGTACAGCCACCTGCTTGTTGTCTTATTGCACAGATTAAATACTAATAAGGAGTTGTTAAAACAATGGAAGATACCAAAATAGTCTATGCGTTTAATATTTTAACTAAAGAATATGAAGGGCCTAAAGTTCTTGATAAAACTGACCAGAGTCCGATTAGTGGTGCATGGCAGATTCCTTGTAATATGGTAGAAATAATTCCACCTGTAATTTCAGAAGACCACAAATGTATCTGGGATGGGGCACACTGGGTATTAAAGGAAATTGAAAAAGAGAAAGAGCCAGAAAGACCAGATACACCACAGGTTTCAAAAGACACAACACTGTTACCTTCTTTATCTGAACGTATTATAGTGCTTGAGGATGCTGTCAACGCCTTAATGGAAGGGGTGACTACTACAAATGGCTAAATATTTGGCGTATCAGATTATTTTACAGAAATTAAAATACAACAACGTTATCAAAAGATTTCCAAAGTATAAAGGGGATATTGATAAGGTACTTGATGATATGGGATGGATGATTGATGAAAATGGTGATTGTGTGGGGAAGCAGACTAATTAAAAGGATGATGAAAAATGAAACGAGGTTCGCTAACAAATATGATTAATACTATATGGAACTTATGGACAGCCACAGAAATTAAGATAGGCTGTCTTTTTTCTATCCTCTGGTTAGCGTTCAATACACTTGTAGGGGGAGTGGATGACCAGATACAGGCCCTTGTCATTCTTGTGTCTTTAGACATACTGACTGGCATGATTGCATCTTGTAAATCACACTCCTTTGCAAGTTCCGTTGCTACGAGAGGACTATGTAAAAAAGCTGTTATGTTCTTGATTATTGGTCTTGGTGTTCTACTAGATGGAGCCATGCATACACATATGGTACGGACAATGTTTATTGGAGCCTATGCCATTGTAGAAGCCATGAGTATCTTAGAGAACATAGACAAACTAGGGTATGGACACTATATCCCTAATTTCATACGTAATGCTTTAGCACAGATTGCTAGAGAAAAGAAGGTGGATAAAATAGATGATTGACATTTCTGTTATACTTAACATTTGCTTTCTTTGTTTTGTTGTAGCTACTGTCATTCACACACGAGTAGATAACAAAGACACCTGTACAGCTATTCTTTGTTTTATTTGGCTAGAATGTATTATCCTTAGTTTATTTTATACTGTTATTAAACAAGGGGGTGTTATTTAAATGACCAGTAAAGTTATTGATGTGTCCTATTGGCAGAAAGACATAGCTTATGATGCGGTAGTTGATGCAGATATCAAAGGTGTCATTATCAAGATATCTGAAGGATGTACTGAAGAAGAAACATGGAGACACCATGTAGACCAGTGCATCGAACGTGGCTTGAAGTGGGGTGTCTATGTCTATTCTCATGCTACGACACCTGAAAGGGCCAGAGATGAAGCAGAGACAGCTATAATGCTATTGTCTGGTCTTCCTACGCCACCTATGGGCATTTGGTTTGATTGTGAAGATCCTGATTGCTTTGAGGAAGGTGTAGACACAACAGCGATATGCTCTGCTTTTATCGTAGAATGCAACGAAGCTGGATTTACGGCAGGCATTTACTCGTCTTCCTTGAAATTTACAGACTACATGGAAAACTCCATACAGCCTAACTTGCTTGCTGATTATGTACCCTATTGGATTGCAGATTACCGTGGATATAATGGGTTTGCTCAGACATATCCTGATAAGCATGTAGCAGGTTGGCAGTGGAGTGATAAGGAATATATCGGGGACACAAATGTTGATATGAATGAGTGGTATGTATAATGCGCTATTTCGGTGGTAAATATAAAATCAGTAAAGATTTGGCTAGTGTGCTGAATCCAATTACAAAGGGAAAACCATTCGTTGACCTGTTCTGCGGTGCCTGTAACGTAGTAGAGAAAATCACTACAGCATCGTCTAGGACTGCTAACGACAATAACCCGTACCTGATTGCATTATTAAAAGCTATTCAAGACGGCTATGAACCGCCAGCTGTGGTGTCGGAAGAAGAATACCAGTATACGATGAGCCACTTAGATGAAAATCCTGCTTTGAGTGGGTTTGTAGGAATTGCATGTTCCTTTGGTGGTGGATGGAAGAACGGTTATGCAAGGAGTGATAAATACCATACAAACTACGCAAAATATGGATATAATTCCTTACTTAAGCAGAAATCCAAACTAGGGGGGGGTAACGTTTACTTCCTGTGACTATAACAAAGCTTCCATTCCCGTTGGTGCTGTAGTTTATTGTGACCCACCATATAAAGGTGTAGGCAATAAATATTATGCGCGTAAATTTGATTATGACGCCTTTATAGAATGGGTAGAAGCTAACAAAGAAAAATATGATATTTATATTAGTGAATATAAAGAAAACATATCAGCTTGGCCGTCTAACTATGAAGTCGTATGGGAAAAGGAATCACGACAAGTAATGGTTAATAGTACAAAGACTACAGAAGTATTAATTCATGCGAGGTAGCGATGGATGAAAAGAAAAAGTATATTCTTATTGCTGTTTCTATTGTCACTATTTTGCTTTCCGTCTGCTTTCTGTTATGCAGACACTACAGAGCCGTTGAGCAATCAACAGGTAGTGATGTCGATACAACAATACAACAGATTGAAACAAATAACGACAGAGCAAGAGCAACGATTATTCAATCTACAGAACTTAATCAATCTGCTCAAGCAGAACTCATCAACGGACAAACAGACGTTAGTAGAGCTACAGAATCAGTTGACATATTGCAACAATCGTCTGATAAACGCTCAGAACTTATTGAATCAGCAGAATCAGAAATTGCAGGAAGCCAACAGCTTATTAGAGAAGAACGAGAAATCTTTGAAAACATTGACAGAGCAAATGGACTCCCTGAAACACCAGTTGAAAGTAAAGGAACGACAAAATAGATTAGCATGGTCAGTGGCAGGTGGTCTGCTGATAGGATTGGTGGTTAAATAATGAAGATGGAAGATATCAATAGAAAAGAATGTCTTTGGAGTGCTATTAGAAAAAAGTGTTTAGAATGTTCTGGAGATTATATAAAGGGAGTGGAGAAGTGTCCTATCAAAAAGTGTCCTCTCTATCCTTATCGCTTCGGAAAATCTGAGAAACAATGGCTCCAGAGTCGTCAAAAATGTAAAAAGTAAGCCAAACATAGGCATTTAAATTTCATAAGGCTCCTGTTAGGTGTAATTACCTATGGGAGCCTTTTATTATTTTTAAATTCGCAAAGGGGTGAGGATATATGGCTAATTTTAATATCCCGCAAGAATTGATTGACCGATTAGCTACAGAAGAAGTACAAGCACTGCTGGAAGGACTGGAAGATGAAGAACAGCGCAAGAATCCGGCATTCCTTGCAAAGGTTCGGCAATTTCTTAAAGACAACGATTTCAATACAACAGTTGAGATTGAAGGGGTCAAAGAGGTAACTCAGGAAGCCTCTAGGATACCTGAATTTATGGAGCTGGTTAAAGGAGATAATGTAGGATGATATGGAGTGAAGATGATATTGAAAAAGCAAGGGAACATTTTTGGGCTTTTGTCTATATTGTCTGGAAGTCTATTGATCTCCCTCAGCCCACACCAATTCAGATAGATATTGCTAACTACCTACAGAAACCACCAGCAGACCGTATCATTATCGAGGGGTTCCGTGGTGTCGCTAAATCCTTTTTGACATGTGCTTATGTTGTCTGGAGACTCTGGAAAGACAGGCAGTTAAAGACCTTGATTGTGTCTGCATCCGGTGACAGAGCGGACGCTAATGCCAGATTCATTAAGCGTATTATACATACACTTCCTTTTTTATCGGACATGATAGCGGCTAAAGACCAGTTAGACACACAAAATATATTTGATGTTGGTGGTACTGTACCTGATATTTCTCCCTCTGTTAAGTCTATTGGTATCACTGGACAGATAACAGGGACTCGTGCTGATTTACTGATTGCAGATGATGTGGAAGTCCCTAAGAACTCAGCGACACAACAACAGCGTGATAAGCTCTCTGAAGCCGTAAAGGAATTTGATGCTATCTTGAAACCTAAGGGACAAATTATTTATCTGGGGACACCACAAACAGAATCAAGTCTATATAACGTTCTGAAAGACCGTGGCTATATTGTTCGTGTTTGGCCTGTCTTGTATCCGCAGATATCAAAGATTGAAGACCATTATGGCAATACACTGGCTCCCTCTATCTATGATAAATTAATGGCTAATCCTGAACTGGAAGGGAAACCAACAGATCCTAAACGATTCAGTGAGGATGAAATTGCTAAACGTTCCCTGTCTTATGGTAAAGCTGGCTTTGCTCTCCAGTTTATGCTTAATACTCGGTTGTCTGATGCGGAAAAGTACCCATTGAAGGTATCAGACCTTATTATTACCTCTCTGGACATGAAAGAATCCAGCTTGAAATGGTCATGGGCCAAAGGCAGAGAACAGTTGTTGAAAGACATACCGTGTACAGCGATGGCAGGAGACTATTACTATAGTGAGTTGTCTCGGAGTGACGAGACAATGCCATATCAGACAACTATTATGGCAGTAGACCCTAGCGGTAGAGGTACAGACGAAACAGTCTATGCAATCATTAAGTACCTGAATGGTTATTTGTTCCTTATGGATATGGGAGGATTTAAAGAAGGTTATTCAGACATGACATTAACACAGCTGGCCACTCGTGCTAAGTTCTGGGATGTGGATGTTGTTGTCCCGGAAGATAACTTTGGGGACGGTATGTTCACTAAATTAATGACACCTATCTTTAACCGTATACATCCTTGTGGTATTGAGCCAGTTGTAAATAGGGGACAAAAGGAAGCACGAATGATAGACACACTGGAGCCTGTCATGATGAGACATAAACTGATTGTGAATCAGCCAGTCGTTGAACAGGACTATAAAGTGTTCATGCAAGATTATCATTACTCTTTGATATATCAGATGACCCATCTCTGCCGGGAAAAGAATGCACTGAGTCATGACGATAGATTAGATGCTCTAACTATTGGTGTGGCTTATTTTCTGGAGAATATGGATGTTGATGAAGATAGGCAGTTGACAGAACTTACAGCAGAACAGCTGGAAGACTGGCTTTGTGAGTCTGTTCTGCCTAATCATACAGATAATGTGAATAATAATAAATGTATTAAGGCTATAAGGAAACTTAGAGAAAATTAATTGTGGCACGTATATAGAGAAAATTAATTGTGGCACGGATTGAAGGTGGGGACGAAAAGTATATAGTAGTACTATTCGTATCTCGACGTAGCCTTCGAGAATCTAATCTTTATACTCTATTCATAAGTCTACTAAGATTTCAAAGAGAGATTTAAGGGATAATGATTAATGATTATTGATTATCTCCTAAAATCTCTCTTTATATATTCTTATAGATTCTATAAGGTTCTCTAGTCTACTAAAATTTCCTTTACTGCACTAAAGGAGCTGAAACGACCATTGAAGACCCAAACATTCTTAAAACTTGATGTTGATGATTTTTTATCTACTCCCTCTAATGAATGGGATAGACAAATAGCCTTTACACCGAAAGAAGTCTCTCAAATGCTGAGTGTTCCTCTTTCAACCATTTATGACCTATGCTATAATGGAAGACTGAAAGCATTTAAAATAGGGACACATTGGCGTATTCATCGCAAGGGACTCTATGAGTTTCTTAAGCACTCGATAGACACCAGTATTGTTCTATAA